TGACAATGAGTGAAAAAGAAACAAATGAAGTAAATAGCCATCTAAAAAATGCTGGATTTCTTTTTAATAAAATTGCAGGTTCAACTCTTAAAACATTAGAAGCAAACGAAACGCTAGCAAGACATATTGAAACTCATGCTAATTCGTTTGTGCGGAAAGGTGAAGTACCACCACCTGCAAATAAAAGAACACAATCTCTTATTCAATTTATTAAACAAAAATACCAAAAAGAAATTGATAAACGTAAAACAGAAAAAGGAAAGTCTGCTCAACAAAAACAGTTAGATGCATTACTTACTTTCTTTTCTGATTCAAATAAAAAATCACTAGAAAATATGTTTGAATTGCAAAGAGAACTTGTTTTAGCTAAACTAATTCTTATAAATAGATTAAATAAGTTGAGTACTGTTAGTACTTTTCTTAAAACTAAAAAAGGTTATCGTACAACAGATCCAGAAGGTTATGTAGCAATCGATAAACTTGGTGGTGATGCGGTGAAAATTGTTGATAGGATGGAATTTTCCTATGCTAACTTTTCACCCGACGTTTTGAAAGGCTGGGATAAAACTGGCCGATAAATATATTAAATGGGATAAACCAGGGAGAATATAAAATGGCATCAATGTCATTTAAAAAATTCATTATAGAGAACCGTGTTGACAATAAAGATGATGTCAGCGAAGAACTCTCTATTCAAGGTCGTCGTAAATTAGCACGATCAGCAAAACGGCGTAAGACTCGCTTGGCCATGGCAAAGAAAAGAGCCATGAGAAGGCTAGCATCTACTAAGGTTTTAAAGGGTAGATCTCGCAGAGCAGCTCGAGCAACATTTGCAGACAAATTGGCTGGCTCAGGTAATAAAAAATCTGAAGTCTCAGTAGCTAAAAAGAAACAAATTGAAAAGCGTTTAAAGCAAGGTGGTTGGCAACAACGTATTGCTATTATGCAACGCCGCTTAATGCCAAAGAAACGGCGCGCGGAGATTGCTAGAAAACGATGATCAGTTCATTCAAATCATATTTAATTGAAGAAGAGAAAACTCTTTATTTTGTGTGGGGTCGTATGAATCCACCAACGGCTGGCCATGAGAAATTATTAGACTTTCTTAAGCAAAAAGCTGGCAATAATCCATTTAGAATTTATCTTACTCAATCAGAAGACGACAAAAAGAATCCTATTCCATTCGTGCAAAAAGTAAAGTTTGCACGTAAAGGTTTTCCACAATATGCTCGCCAAATTATGTTAGATAAAGGTGCTAGCACACTTCTTAATCTTATGACAATTTTTCATAAAGAAGGTTTCAAAAAGGTTGTTATTTGTGCTGGCTCAGATAGAATACGAGAATACGATATTTTACTGAATAAGTATAATGGTGTAAAGAGTAAGCATGGCTTTTATAACTTTGAAAATATTTCAGTACTTAATGCTGGTAACAGAGATCCAGATTCAAAGGGTGTTGAAGGTGTTTCAGGTACAAAACTAAGAGGCTTTGCTGAAAATGGCGATTTCACTACATTCGCGCAATATATGCCTAAAAAGCTTTCTACAGCAGATACAAAAGCTGTATATAATGCTGTAAGAAAAGGTATTGGTCTTAAAGAACAAAACAACTTTAAAAATCACATTCAACTTGAGCCTGTTTCTGAAATTCGCGAATCGTATATGCGCGATAATTTATTCAGTGTTGGTGAAGAAGTTGTTATTAAAGAAAATGGCATTGTAGCTACTATCGAATATCTTGGAGCTAATTATCTTATTGTAGAATCCAAGGGTGAAAGATGGCGCAAATGGTTAGACGGTGTTGATAAAGTAAATCCAGATGACATGCGTAGAGATTCATATGTTAATGCTCCATATCAAGCTCCAGGTTATGAAAACCTAATGGTTGAAAAGAAAGTATATCATAGTGGTTTAAGTAAATCTACTCAAGCCAAACGTAAAGCGCAATTTAATAAACAAGCTAAAATGGATGACGATGATCCAGCTGCATATAAACCAGCTCCAGGCGATGCTACAGCTAAAACTAAAACAAGTAAACATACTAAAAAATTCAGGGATATATTTGGCGATGATTAATTTTAAAGAATATTTAGAAGAATCCGCGAAAGAAGGACTTAAAAATAAAGCTGCTAAATCTGGCATGCCATATGCTATTTTGAAAAAAGTCTATGATAGAGGAATGGCAGCATGGAAATCAGGTCATCGTCCAGGAACCACTCCACAACAATGGGGCATGGCTCGAGTCAATTCATTTGTAACAAAATCATCAGGAACGTGGGGCAAGGCAGATAAAGACCTTGCAGCTAAAGTAAGAGGATAAAAAAATGCCATTAAAAGTATCAGACGGAATGAAAGCGTGGATTTCAGATTTTGAAAATTCTGACGCGCCACAATTTAAAGGAAAATCAGAAGATGAGCGCCGCAAAATGGCAATTGCCGCTTACATGGATGCAAAGCGTGGCAGTAATAAAGAAGATGTTAAAGAGGCAATGACTCCTAAACAGAAAGCTGAGTTAGCAAAACAAGTTGCAGCCTTTAAAGCTAAAGGTGGCAGTGTAAAGAAGCTTGCTCCTGGAAAAGCCCAAGGTTACCATGGTAAAGATGATCCAGGTAAAGATATGCATGGCATGATGGATAAAGGTGATACTAGAAAAATTGGTACACGTAAAAAAGTCAAGTCTATGGAAGCAACTCAGGTTGACGAAATGCAGATTTATCGTGTAGGTCATAGAAGTATAAGTGGAAACGTACATGCCAAAGACGAAGATCATGCAATGGAGATCTTAAGAAAGAAAGGTGTCAAAGGCAAGATCACTCTGACTCATAGAGGAGCAGTAAAAGATAGAATTAGGAATTCAAAAACTGGCAAGCCTATGGCATATGCACCTAATGAATCTGTGGAAGTCAACGAAATATCTATTGAAGAGAATTATGTAGTTCAAAAATATATCGGCAATAAAAAGGATGGCCCAGCAAAATCTTTCGGTGGTGATCTGAAGAAAGCCACTGCGCATGCTACTAAAATGGGCAAGGACTATAGAGTACATAAAGAGTCCACCAATGTTGATATGCATGAAGGTTATAATATTTTCACCTTCGAAGGTGATAATCCTCCTTTTGCTGGTCCATATAAAAAAGCTGGTGAGCCACGTAAAGATAGATTTGGTAATACCATTAAGCCATCAAACGTAGCTAGACATCTTGCTAGATCAGCTGCTCAAAAAATGGCTGATAAGCAAAAGAAAAAACCAATTCAAGCTCAAAAATCATGTAGTGAAGAAGTTGAATTGGATGAAGCAGCAGGTGGAATGTTCTTTAAAGTATCAGTATCAGGTTTACCAGATATTGTTATGATTGGTAGATCACCAGGCGATGTTAAATCACAGCTTCGTAAAATTGTTAAACAGCCATCAATGATTACTGATGTTGAACGCATGACTAGAGCTGAAGTTAAAAAGCGGTACCGCGATCTTGCTTTAGGTGATATGGAAGATGATGATTTGCAAACTTCTGAGTCGACTCAAGCATATTCTGCAACAATGAAGAAGCAACAATCAGATAGTGATAAGTCAATATTAAAACCAGGCGAAGCAGATAAGATTTCTAAAATTCGCCAAATGATGGCTAAAGAGCGTGAAGCTCAAAGGAAAAAGAAATGAAATCTTTAAGTGTAATTAGAGAAGAAAATGACGCTGCATCTCCAGATGAAGCTTCAATGGCAGAAAAGCAATTAGATTTCATCATGCATGCTGCAGATGAAATTGCAGAACATATCGAAGAAGGTGGAGAATTTCCAGAATGGATGCAGAATAAATTAACTAAAGCACATTCTGAAATGCAATCTCTCTATTCTAATATTGATCATGGCGATGAAGATGACGACGATGAAGATGAGGAAGACGATGATTAAAAAATGGATTACGTCTAGACTAAACGAACGCACCACATTAGACGGTGCAGTATTAGTTGCTGCAGGAATTGCATTTTTAATTTTTAAACCGATTGCTAGTCTAGTAGCTTATGCCGCTATTGGATATGGAGCATGGACTATTTGGAAAAGGGAAAACTAATGTCTGTCAATTTGGCTAAAGATAAATTGGGTGAAGCTGCTAAGTTAATTGGTGTAGCCAAAGAAACATTTGCAAATTCTCCTGAAAAGCAAAAAAGAATTAATCATGCATTAAGATCTATTGCTGAAGCATTAAGAGCTTTAAGAGATACTGAGTAATGAAAAAGCTTAGAGAAATTCGAGAAGGATCTGAAACTTGGGAAGCAGGTTATGACCGTAGAGTTGTAAAGACTACTAAGCCTGAGCATAAAGAAAAAGGCTATAACTGGCGTATCAAAGGTAAAGATCGTCCTGAGATTTCTATTAAACTATATAAACAAAAGCCATCACAGGCAGAGTTCAATAAACAAATGAAAAGAGTAGCGGGGCATGAGTTTGGATAAGTTTAGAGATTTTGTATTTGGATTATACGAAGGAACACATGTTCCTTTAGAGACACCAATGCTTGAAGCATCAGAAGGTCCAGAATTAAACTCTCCAAAAAGATCTGGTGGTCCAAAAAAATATGTTGTCTATGTTAAAAATGCAAAGGGCAACGTAGTAAAGGTTAATTTTGGAGATGAAAAGGGTGGCCTTTCTTCAAAGATTAACGACCCAGAAGCAAGAGCTTCATTTGCTGCAAGACATGATTGCGCNAATAAGACTGATAAAACAANGCCAGGTTACTGGTCATGTAGATTACCTCGTTATGCAAAGCAGTTAGGATTGAGTGGTGGCGGAAGTTATTTCTGGTAACCCATATATAGATGATGGGAATGTTCGAACTTTTGATGTAACTAAACCAAGCGAAGATTATGTTTGGCACAGAGATAAAGAAGATCGAATTATAGAAGTATTAGAAGGTGAAGGTTGGCAATTACAATTTGAAAATTGTTTACCTTTTCTTTTAAAGGAACATATGAAATTTGAGATACCTAAAGGTGAATACCATAGGTTACTTAAAGGACATGATAACTTAGTAATTAAGATTGAGAAACATAATGGCTAAAGTAAAAGCATCACTAATGAATAAGGCTATTCATGAGCCCGTTATTAAAAAGACTAGTATTGGTGGAAGAAATACCTCTATTACTCTACAAGGCATGAATAAACATAAAAGAAGAAGCTTTAAAAAGTATAGAGGACAGGGTAGATAATTCAATGGCTGACAGTAATTCACAACGACTTGATCGTATCGAAGAAAAACTAGATAAACTAACCGAAGCAATGATATCATTAGCTCGTGCGGAAGAGCGTATTGTGAATTTGCAAGCTGATCATGAAGAAATGTATTCTAGAATTGGCAAAATTCAAACAAAATTAGATTGTATTGAGCGTAAAGTAGAACAAAATAATAGAACCGTAGATATTATAAATAGAATAGCATATGGTTTACTGTTGGCTGTCGCCGGTTATATTGCCGATGCATGGTTTAATATTTTTTAAGACGGAGAAAAAAATGTCTTTAGAAGAAGCAAAAAAATTGGATGCTGTTGGGCAAGAAGATGGCGACGTTGATAACGATGGCGACGTTGATAAGTCTGACAAGTATCTTTTAAAAAGAAGAAAAGCAATTTCAAATACTGCAAAAGAAGATGAGCCTAAAAAGACTGGCAAAGACAAAGAAATCGCAGTCATGAATCCTAAAAAAGAAGAAAAGAAAACAGCCACAACCGAGGGTGTACTTTCCTTTAGACAAAAACTAATGTCTGTTTTTGAAGCTAAAAAACAGCCTGCAGATTCTGGCACTGAAGCTGAAAAGATGGATTCTAAAGATTCTCCTGGCGCCAAGAAAATGCGTGATGATAATAAAGATACTGGTGAATATCATGACCTTGAAGACAAAGGACATGACGATGCAACAAAGGCTGGTAGAATTACTAAAAAGGCTCCTGCTAGATCAAATGATCAAGATACTGGTGACAAAAAGATTGTTAACCCACAAGCAAAAGTAAAAGAAGCAGCATCATTTAGCTCAATGCTTTCTAGCGTTAACAATGCATATAATTCAATGTACCAAAAGAAGGATCAAAAAGATGGCGATTAAAGGACCTAAAAACGCAACACCAACACTTCGTGGTTGGGTATCATCTAAAGGCGAACTTTTAAAAGCACAAAAGATTTCTCAAGCACAACTTGATGAATACTTTGGTGCTGCTCCAGTAGCTGCTCCAGCTCCTCAATTATTAACAGAAGCTGAACCTACTATTGAAGTACCAGTAGAGCCAACAGAAGAATTGCTTATTGACCACACACTAATGCCGATTGATGAGCCAGTTGACGTAGCACCAAAGCCGGCCGCTAAAAAAACTAAAATTCGTCGCTACGGGCGGTAGTATTTCATATACATAATTACATGATGATATTTAATGAACTTACTGAAGAGAATTTATTTCTTTTCGCTGCTAAAAACTATTATAAACCGCAGTTTACTGATATTGATGAATTTTATGAAGATATAAAAAGATTTAAATATATTAAGCGATTGCTTAATCGTTATATAGATCAAGGCGAGCTGGCTGAAAGATTAATACTCAATCATTTAATTGTGGTATGCAATTCTTTTACTATACCAGCCGCCTTATCTATTTTAGATCTAAAATTAGATGATAAACATTGGCCCGTAATTAAACCTTTTTTAGTTTATCTAAGATATATAAAAGACGATGAATATACTGGTATTGTTATGGATCAAACTGTCGTAAATGTATTAAGGAAAATCTAATGGGTATTATTAAACGTGGTGCAGATTTAGTCTATGCATTTAGATTTGTTAAGATGTTAGCAACTGATTGGAAAGATTGGGATGCATTTAAAACTGGCTTAATTGATGAAAATGGTCAACGTATTAAATCGGTTAAACTAGACAATGACGAAAAAAAATCTGCATATACTCCTTTTATTCGCTTGTGTGCTAATATTAAACGGATGCTCGCCAAAATCCCTGGTGGCGGATCAAAACTCGGGTCCTTTGCAGCTGCTTTGTATCTCATTAAAGAACAATATGGAATTAGTGACAATAAATTGGCTAAAATCTTGTCAGAACACGACATTAGACTAGATGAAATTTTATTAGAACAATCAGAATGGTTCATTTTAAACGATCTTCAATTGTCTCCAGGTATATATAAGATTAAGGAAAATAAAATTCTAAATTCTACTTTTGAACAAATGGTTTATGCCAAAGATCAAATAAGAATTAAAGAAGATTGTTATCCTATTGGAGATATCTTTGGTATTAGCATATATGAAGCGACACATATTAAAACAAATCAAACCATTTATATTTCAGCTAATGAGATTGTAAAATGACAAAAAAAATTCCAACTGTCGAAACAGTTACAACTGCCGCAATTCCAAATCCAGCTGATACCGCTATGGGACCTAAAGTTACAATGACTGATGTTACAGACAAACGTCGGCGTAAAGATAAAGTTCCAGTTCTCCTTAAAAGATTCAGAAAATACGTTCAAGATTCAGATGGCTAGACTATATTTAATTCTCATTATTCTAGGAGTATTGGGCTCTATTGGCGCCGGTGCTTTTTGGTATTATAATAATACTCAAGAAAGAATTAAAATACTAACTGAAAATAATGCTAAACTTGAAATTGCGTTAGAAACTAGCCAAGCTTCTATTGATTCTTTACAAGAAGATATGGCAAAATTTTCTGAATTAAACCAAAAGCTTTCGGTTGCATTACAAAAAGCGGAATCTTATGGTGATGAATTAAGATCTAAATTGAGCAAATTGAATCTTGTTGTATTAGCATTAAAAGATTCAAAGGTATTAGAAGGAAAAATGAATGGTGCTACAGCAAACTTATGGCGCAGTTTTATGGAAGATACTGGTAATACCAATAGTCCTCCTATCCCTGAATGGCTGCAGTCTATTCCCACAGGAGCCGGAAATCAAAGTAGTGACGAAGGTGGAAAAAACCCAAGTCCCATTGATAGCCCGTCCGAAGCCACTAAGCCTAACTGATACAAGAGTTTTTGTTGTCACTAAAGACAATTACGACCAATTCGTAAAAGAGTTTACCGATATTAATGGTGAACTAGTGTTTGTTGCTTTAGCAATGAGAGATTATGAAAATTTAGCTTTAAATATTGCTGATATTCGTAGATACTTGAATCAACAAACAGAAATCATTGTTTATTACGAAAAAGCTGTTACTCCTCAGCCTGATCAAAAACAAGCAAAATAAGTAGTTTACATATGCAACAAAATGTTGTATAATATATCTTTAATTGAGGTAGGGCAGAGATGACTTTGAAAATACAAAAAAATAAGGACAATTTATTAGCCGATTATGCTATAGGAATGTTGAAAGATTTCTATATGCGCAGTCATGAGAAATCTCCACAAGAAGCGTTTTTGCGAGCTGCAAAAGCATGGTCAACCTTTAAAGGAGAAATGGATGCTGACCTCGCTGCACGTCTTTACGATTATGTCAGTAATAAGTGGTTTATGTTTGCTTCCCCAGTCTTATCGAATGCTCCAAACGGAGTAGCAAACGACAAAGGCCTTCCAATCTCGTGCTTTCTTACTTATGTCCCAGATAGTTTGGAAGGTCTCATTAGCCATTCTTCTGAGCTTCGTTGGCTTTCTGTTCTCGGTGGTGGTGTCGGCGGACATTGGTCTTCTGTGCGCACAGTGTCTGATAAAGCTCCAGGTCCTATCCCTTTCCTACATACTGTCGATGCTGATATGATTGCTTACCGTCAAGGTAAGACACGTAAAGGTAGCTATGCAGCATATATGGATGTATCTCATCCTGATATTGTAGAATTTTTGAATATGAGAATTCCAACTGGTGACGTTCAACGTAAAGCACTAAATCTTCATAATGCAATTAATATTTCTGATGCATTTATGGAGGCTGTAATGTCCGGCCTAGATTGGGAGTTAAAAGATCCATCATCAGGTAAAGTATCAGAAACTATTAATGCAAGAAAATTGTGGGAACGCATTATTGAAGTGCGTTTCAGAACAGGTGAACCATATTTGAATTTTATTGATACAGCAAATAATGATTTACCACAAAACCTAAAAGACTTAGGATTAAAAATTCATGGTTCAAATCTTTGTAATGAAATTCATTTGCCTACCAATGCTGACCGTACTGCGGTTTGTTGCCTTTCATCTCTCAATCTTGAGTATTACGATGAGTGGAAGAATACCAAAATTGTCGAAGATATCGTTACTATGCTTGACAATGTACTCGAATATTTTATCGAAAACGCTCCAGATGAGATCAGCCGTGCAAAATATTCGGCTGAACGTGAAAGATCAATTGGTCTGGGAGCGATGGGCTTCCACTCATTATTACAACGACACGGGGTTGCTTGGGAAAGTGAAAAGGCTCAAGAGATTAATATTGTCGTATTTTCCACAATCAAAGAACGAGCGATCGCGCAAACGATCAGATTGGCTGTAGAAAGAGGAGAATATCCAGATGGAATTGGTACAGGTCGAAGAAATGCTCATCTTATGGCTATTGCTCCAAATGCATCAAGTGGTATCATTTTATCTACTAGTCCTTCTATTGAACCATCAAAAGCTAATGCTTATACGCATAGAACAAGAGCAGGATCTTTTTTAGTTAAAAATAAATATCTTGACGATATTTTAACAAGACACGCTATAAACAATGATGCNACATGGACATCTATTATTACTAATAAGGGATCAGTTCAACACTTGCCCGAGCTCACCGAAGGCGAAAAAGCGATATTTAAGACTGCACAGGAACTTGATCAGACTTGGGTCATACAACATGCAGCAGATCGACAATCGTTTATCTGCCAAGGCCAGTCGGTTAATTTGTTCTTCCCCGCCGGTGCAGAAAAATCTTACGTTAATAAGGTACACATCAAAGCATGGAAAGAAAAGCTTAAGGGATTATATTACCTTCGTACAGAAGCAAAATCTCGTGCTGAGAATGTATCAGAAAAGGTCGAAAGAGTGGCCTTACAAGGCGACATGAGAACTGTTGTCTATGGTAAAGCAAATTGTCCATTCTGTACTGCAGCAAAAGAAGAATTAAGTTTACATGGTATGCCATATGATTATATTGACCTAGAAGAAATAGGTAAAACTGCCAAGGAAGTTACTGGCCGTGATGTGAAAACGGTACCACAGATTTACGTAAATGGTCAATACGTTGGTGGATATGACGAATTGATGACCTTTTTAGAACAACCAATAACAATCGAAGAAGGCAGCGAATGCCGAGCATGCGAGGGATAATATGCCACTATTAGAAATATCAAAAACATATAAACCATTCTTGTATCCATGGGCTGTTGAGCTTACAAAGAAACATGAAGAAATTCATTGGATCGAAGATGAAGCTGAACTCTCTGAAGATATTCAAGATTGGAGAACTAAACTAAGTGATCAAGAGAAAGAGTTTATTACTCAAGTTCTTAGACTATTTACTCAATCTGATGTTCAGGTTGGAGAAAACTATTTTGAACTATTGATCCCAAAATTTAAAAATAATGAAATTCGTAATATGTTGGGTTCCTTTGCTTCACGTGAAGGTGTACACCAAAGAGCTTACGCATTATTAAATGATACTCTTGGATTACCAGATGAAGAATTTCACGCATTTCTAGAATATAAAGAAATGGCTGATAAGATTGACTTTATGTCTAATGGTGACACTGGTTCTCATACTGGTCTTGCCCTTGCATTAGCTCAGTCAGTCTTTAACGAAGGAATGTCACTCTTTGCATCATTCGTTATGTTGTTGAACTTCCAACGGTTTGGCAAAATGAAAGGAATGGGCACTATTGTTGAATGGTCTATTCGTGATGAGTCTATGCATGTTCAAGGAAATGCAAAGTTATTCCGTACATTCTGTGATGAACACCCAAGAATTGTAAATGATGAATTAAAATCTAAAATTTATCAAATGGCTAAAGACGCAGTAAAGTTAGAAGATAGATTTATTGATCTTGCATATGCTGAAGGTGAAATTCAAGGGTTAACTAAAGAAGAAGTCAAAACTTATATTAGACATATTGCTGATAGACGTCTTCTTCAACTTGGAATGAAACCAAAATTTAACCAAAAAGATAATCCATTGCCTTGGCTTGATTGGGTTTTAAATGGAGCATCACACGATAATTTCTTTGAAAAGCGTGTGACTGAATACTCTGTTGTTGGTATGGAAGGTGATTGGGGCTGGGATCAAACAGAAACTGTGGAGGCTGCTTAGTGGAATACCGTATCGAATGTCAAGAATGCGAAGAATCTAGTATTCTTGTTATGGATCAAGAACCAGAATATTGTCCAAATTGTGGACGAAGAGCAGACGCTGATACTCTTAGAGAACCATTAGATTTCGACGATGAAACTGATTTAGATGGGTGTTAAATGAAATTAGGTGATTATGACTTGAATGAGCTTTCAACATCTTATTCTCAATATTTAATAGGTGTATTACAAAAGCTATTTACAAACAGACTTACTGGAGATTTAGGTGAAAACTTTAAAGATGTTATTCCTGAAGAAACAATTCCAGCAGTACAATATTGTAATACTACATCATTAAAAAATATTATTAACTATAATCGAGAGTTTATCACGTTTTTAGAAAAAGATAAAACATATCTCAATGTCGGGTCTGGTATTAATTTTTTAGAATACCAGGCTCGTGCAGAGGGATTTAATATTGAATGTACCGATATTAAAGAAACATTTCTTGTATTTGATTATTTTAGAGAATATATTAAAACACCATTAAATTTTGGCTGTGGCTTATTTGGTGATGAATTGGTACTACATCAACCAGAGTTTAAACGGTATGACTATATTATGTTCTTAAGATATGTTCCCTTTGAATTTAATAGTGATTACGAACAAGTTCATAAATTTATTACATCCTGTAAAAAATATTCTGACCATTTAATTGTATCAATTGTTAGATCTTCTTATGCTGAATGGGGGAATTATATTGATTGGGCTGGTGATAAAGTAAATGTTTTTCATAAAGAAGATTGTGGTAACACAGCAAATTATTTTATCAAGTTATAACAAGTTATAATCTGTATACATAATAGTATGTGGATATATGAAAACAAAGAATACGCGGAAACACCAGAAGATTATCAGGGATTTGTTTACTGTATTACTGAATTAGGTAGTGGTAAAAAATATATTGGTAAAAAGAACTTTTGGAGACCAAAAACATTACCAGTTACTAAAACTCGTAAAAGAAGAGTTCGAACTCGAGTTCCATCGGATTGGTTAACTTATTATGGATCATCAGAAGTTGTCCAACAGTTAAAGGAATCAGGAGCAGAATTTCAAAGAGAAATTATAAGACTCTGTAAAACAAAAGGTGAAATGTCTTATTTTGAAGCTAAAATGCAATTCGAATTTGATGTATTATTATCAGATGAATATTATAACGAATTTATTGGATGTAAAATTCATTCAAAACATTTGAAGTTATAAATAAAATTAAGAGGATATTATGAGACAAAAATTGATCCATGAAGTTATGGAACTTGTTGAAAAACAAAAAACAAAGGCTGATAAAATAAAAGTCTTAAAAGATCACAATTACGCAGCAGTAGCTGATTATTTACGCGGAACATTTGATTCTACTATTCAGTGGAATCTACCAGCGGGTGCTCCACCATATGTAGCGTGTGAAGCACATAATACGCCATCAACATTTAATAGAAAAAACGTAGATTTAAAATACTTTGTAAAGGGTGGAGTAGGCGATCGCCTGCAAACCATCAAGCGCGAAAGTATGTTCATCAGTTTGATTGAAAGCATTGATCCAAAAGATGCTATTCTAGTTATATCTATGATCAACAAGGAAAAGCCAAAGTATATTACAAGAGCTATTATTGAGGAGGCATTTCCTAACCTATTACAAGACTAATGGAGAAACCTTACACATGACCGCTATTCAACTTGCTAGACTAAAAGAAGATTATGCACAATGCGAGAACTATGCAATAAAACTTAAAAAGCGAGGAGCAACAGATAGATTTAATAAGATCATGGAAAAGTTAGATTTCATTGATAAAAAAATAGCAGAGGTAGCCGCATAAAGTTATGTACAGACCCCTAGATGTGTGGTATAATATTATATTAATTAACGCATCTAGGGGTTTTTTATTATGAATCTTTTTATACTTGACAAAAATCCAGAAACAGCAGCACGTCTTCAATGTGATAAACACGTGGTTAAGATGATTGTTGAATCTGGACAAATGCTTTCTACTGCTCACCGTATCCTCGATGGTATTGAAATAATTAAGCCTTCTAAGTCTGGAAAGACTATGCAAAAATACTGGTTGTTGCGAGGAGAAAAAGAAAAAGTACTTTATACAGCCGTTCACCGCGGCCATCCCTGTACAGTTTGGACTATGCAATCAAGTACCAACTATGGTTGGCATTTGGTTCATTTTGTAACACTACTTGACGAGTATACATATCGGTATGGGAAAGTTCATAAGTCAATGGAATTACTTCCATATCTTATGGAACTACCACGGAATATTAAAGAAGGACCGATGACTGATTTTAAATTAGCTATGCAAGCAAATCCAGAATGTATACATGAAAATGATCCAGTCAGATCTTATCGTGAATATTATCAAACAAAACAAGATCGATTTCCTATGAAATGGACTAAAAGAGATATCCCGGAGTGGTTTAATGCCAACGTATAAATTTCGTAATAAAGACACAGATGAAGAAATAGAAATTACTATGCGAATATCTGAGTTGGATAGTTATAAAGAAAAGCATCCAAACTATATTCAATTAATTACAGGATTTCCTGGAATGATTACTCAACACGGTATGACTATTACAAAGGCTGGTCACGAATGGCAAGATCACTTAAAGCGAATCCATAAAAATGCTGGCCGCAAAAGTACTATTAAAACGTGAATAGCTATCCTCAAATTCCTGGTAGAATGTTTGACTGTACAGCTAAACATGGCTATGTTACCATTAAGCCAAATGGTACATCTAAACCATGTTGCCGTTGGGAAGACTATTCTCCAGTCATTGACGACTTTCAAAACTTTGAACAAATTCTTGATCACTTTCAAGGGGTAATTAAGACTCCGACAGAGCAGTGGCCTAGTGGGTGTAGAGCGTGCCACCGCGATACGTCTTTTGGAAGAAAGTGCGTTATTGATGGAATGAATAAGTTTATTGTTCCTACCGGTAATACCATTCAATCTTTAGAAGTTGGATTTGATAATATCTGTAATATGAATTGTGTTATGTGCAATCCAACATATAGCTCTAGATGGAATAAAATTTATAAAGAGAACAAAGACTTTTTAGATCCGTATCATGACTTTAGTGAATATAATATTCAATCTCCAATATATGATAATGTCATTCGATTAATGGAGAACAGCGATTTATCTAGACTTCATACTATTAGATTAATGGGTGGAGAACCTATGTATAGTAAGGTGACTCTTAAGTTTTTAGAGTGGTTTACTGATCGTGATGTAAGTAATATCAAATTAAAATTCAATACAAATGCTACAGTCTTTCCTCACAAATTTACAGAACTATTTAAAAAGTTTAAAGCTGTTGAACCCGAAACATCTATTGATGGAGTTGGCCAAGTTAACGAATGGGGAAGAAATGGCGGGACTTGGAAAGATATTCAAGAAGTAATTAGTTTATGGAATGAATTTGCACGTGCAAATTCAAATATAAAAATGAGAAACCATACAACAATTACTTTAGCTAATATGGAACATCTTGGTGAATTGTCTGAATGGTTAACACAATTCGATCAATATCAAGTAAGAAGAATTGGGATTGCTGCTAATCAATATATATCTTGTTTATCTACACCTAGACAATTTAGACAAGATTTGTGGAACGAACAAAACATTCTTTATGAAGATATGGATAAGTATGAAAAGTATGAAGTATTTTTAGGTCATGAGCAGAATACTACATATGAAACAAAAAAGATTATAAAATATATTGAATGGTATGATTCCCTTAATACAACTAAATTTCAAGATATATCCCCAAAAGCTTGGAAACAACTTAACACACAGGATTAATAATGAAAATCATAATTACTGGATCTAGTGGATTTATTGGTGGCCACTTAAAAGAAAAATTAAAGGCTGAAGGTAATGAAGTTATTGCATGGGATAGAAAAATCGGATTAGATATCCAAGACTTTAAACTAGAACCCAATACTGATTTTGTTATTCATTTAGCAGCTAATGCAGATGTTAGAAGAAGCATTCAATTTCCTGATGAATATTGGAAAAACAACGTAGAGCCTACTACAAAAATTCAACGGCAATGTTATTTTAATCGTGTACCTTTATTATATGCTTCATCATCTTGTATTCATTCATGGGCTAAATCTCCATATGGAACAAGTAAAAAAGTAAATGAAGAGACAGCATTTCCTGGACAAGTTGCATTAAGATTCACTACTGTTTATGGTGAAGGTGCTCGTGAATCAATGTTTATTGGGAAACTAATGAGAAATGAAATCCAATATGCGACAAACCATATTCGAGATTTTATTCATGTTAGTGATGTATTAAATGCTATTGAGCTTATTATGCTAAAGATGACCGATCCACACTTATTTCCTGAAACTAGTTTAACAGATGCTTATGATATTGGTACAGGTATCGGTAATATTGTATCTTCTTTAGCAAGAATTCGTTATCCTGGAGTAGATATTCGTGCAGGTGATCACTGTGAATCACCAGATAATACTGCAGATAATTCCAAACTAAAAGAGCTTGGGTGGGAACCTAAAGTAAATGTTGTTGACTATCTTTCTCAAGGAATAAAATAATGAGTAGCTCTAGTAAAGTTAAATATGATGATTTAATTGAATTTGAACCAATTACTGAAAATCAAAAGAAAGCATGTAGTCTATGGGATGATGGTGAAAACTTAGTACTTACTGGATCTGCCGGTACGGGCAAAACATATCTTGCTATGGCATTAGCAATGGAAACGGTTTTAGAGCGTAGTGGATCATATGATCAAGTAATTATTGTTCGATCCGTAGTACCGGTACGAGAAATTGGTTTTCTTCCAGGAAAACTAGAAGAAAAAACTGCAGTATTTGAAGCACCTTATAAAGCTATTTGTACTGAATTATTTGAAGATAAAGCAGCTTGGCAAAAATTAACAAATGCTAAACAGGTAACCTTTGAGACAACATCCTTTATTCGTGGTCAAACAATGAATCGTGCTGTTATCATTGTCGATGAAATGCAAAACTTAAACTTCCATGAGCTTGATTCTGTTATGACACGTATCGGCGAAAATTGTAAAATTATTTTTGCTGGTGATTATCTTCAATCAGATTTTGAAAGAGAATCAGACAAACTAGGAATTATGAAGTTTCTCAACATTGTAGAAAGAATGACACACTTTAGCACTATTCAATTTGGTTGGGATGATATTGTTAGATCTGGTATTGTTCGTGATTATATTATGACAAAAGAGATGATGGGACTAAAATAGTTGTTTACATTCACAGAAAACTGTGGTATAATATACTATATTAAAATGAAAAGGACATACTATGCAATTTATACATGAAAAGATCGATATGGGCTATGAAACTCTAGAACGGGTAGACTCTCCTGATGGACGTAGATACCAGACTCTAGATGGTAAAGCATATCCATCTGTAACTACAGTGCTTAGTATCCTTGGTGAAGAAAGTATTGCTAAATGGAGAGCACGTGTTGGTGAAGAAGAAGCCAATCGTATTGGTCGTATCGCATCTACACGTGGTACACAAGTTCATAGTCTTATTGAAAAATATATGAACAATGAATCTGATTGTAGAGAAGGATTCCTTCCACATGTTATACAATCTCTAGAAAATCTTAGACCATTGCTTGATAAGCATATCACTAAAGTGTATGGTCAAGAAGTACCACTTTATAGTGACCATCTACAATTAGCTGGTACCTGTGATGCTATTGTTGAATGGGATGGTGTCCCTACCATTGTTGATTGGAAAACATCTAAGCGTCCAAAGAAAAAAGAAAATATCAGTAATTACTTTATGCAATTGGCTGCGTACGCAGTTATGTGGGAAGAACGTACTGGCATGCCAATTAACCAAACACGTATTGTTATGGATGTAGATGACTTCCATCCAGTTATGTACAAAGAAACACGTGATAATTGGATTGAAAAGATGATCGAAACTCGTGATGAATATAATCGTAGAAAAATGTTCCATGGTTGATATGAGTCCTCTTGAAATCTTTGAGTATAAACAACGCTGGAAGCCTAATGCATATAGTGTTAGGCTTCATAGTGATTTAGATTGGCAAGGAAAAGACTGGTGTCGAAAAAACTTAGAACGGCACCAATGGAGTATGGATACATATACGAATGTATATGAACATACATTCTTTTTTGAAGATCCCGATTGTGGAAAACAGTTTGCGCAACTTTGGCCAAATTTTACTAATCAATGATAGATACATTCGAAAAATTTAAACGAGAATCTGGTAATGCTATTAGAGTCAAAGTCTATGGCTTTTGTCCTGTAGAAAATATCAAAGGAATTTATGAGACTGAAAGACTACATACTCATCATTATTTAAAGGGTGATTATACGGTTGTAATTCAAGATGGTCCTAAAACAATCTATATTACAGATTGGGCCGGTACACAATCTCCTCTAGTGTTACCCAGAAATTCTACTATTGTAGTAGAAAACAATGCAATTACTTATTGCCGAGAAAACTTTGTCACGTCTAATCTATGTGGATATGCTCCACCAAAAGGCCTCACAGAAAGACATGATTATGATGCTTTCTTTTTAGCAATTGAAGAAGCAGTAAAGCTTAGATGCACAGATCGCCCAGTCATTACAATGAGTTCTGGTCATGATAGTGGAGCAATTGTTGCAGCAGCAATTAAATTAAATTTAGACTTTGATGTTTTAAGTGTAACAGCAAAAGAAAATAAACCTAGATTGGCCCAACGAGTCAAATACGTTCAAAATTATACTGATGCAAAGGTTGATGTTATTAGTTTATGGGCACCAACACAAAGTGGTCATGAAGTTGTTGCAACAAATGTTAATGAAGGTCGAATAATTCTTTCAGGACTAGGTGCTGATGAAGCTTTATGTACTCAAGACTGGCTACTGTGTGCAGAATTTATAAGAGATTCACGTCCATATTACCTTGAAAAAAACCTTGAAGTAAGATATCCTTTATTAGATTTTAAAGTTTATCAGGAATGGAATAGATTAACTCGTGAACTGCGGGGCGGGTTAGTATCAAAGAGACCATTAGCTAAATATCTAGATAGTTTAAATTTTGATTATGGCAAAGGTTCAAAGATACCATTTGATGTAACTTATTGATATAAGTTATTGATTCTCCTTTAAAATAAAAATGCACTTTTTTTCAAATTAAGTGCATTTTTTTGTTTACATCTGCTAAAAACAGGTGTATAATATACTTATAAAATGAATTGAGGAGAAATAAAAATGATGAATTATGTAACTAAAAGAGAATATTCAGGAATGAATGCAGATACTTTAGCCGCTATCGGTGTTGATGCAGTAGTTACCTTTAAACAAGCGGTTCGGGATCTTGGAATCCCTGGAACCAAACTGAAAGGTTTGAAAGCTTGTGCAAGATTGGTCTTCTTTAAAGAAGATGAAGATGATAATACAAAGAAAAAGCCAAGATACTTTAGTGTTTTTGATGTAACTGAAGTTTTGGCTAGGAAATAGAGGAGAATTTATGACAATTTATTTAGATATGGACGGCGTACTAGCCGATTTCTTCAAAGGTCTTGAAGATTATTATGGTGTAGAACATTGGAAGCAAATTCCAGATATTGAAAATAGTATTCGAAGTCTTAAAAATACAGATTTCTTTTATCAACTTCTTCCATTTGAAACTACAACACGTTTAGTTAATTATGTTCTGTCAGCCGGTGATGACTGGGGAATTTGTTCTTCTCCACTTCGAGATGACTTTGCTAATAGTAGTTATTGGAAACGTCGTTGGTTAGAAGATTATAATATTACACCAGCAATCAGTAAAATGATTTTTACTAATAGTAAACACAAATTTGCTACTAATAAGATTGATGGTACTCCAAATATCTTAATTGACGATAAACCATCGAACATTGCCGAATGGGAATTACACGGTGGTATTGGTATTAGATATCAAGCAAATCAAGATGATTTTGAAGAATATCTANTACCTGCAATTGATNNAGCTATTGATCTGGCTGACAAAGTAAAATTTGTATAGATAATAAGGATTGAGTGAATACCTTTTGAAATGAGTTTAGTTATGAACCAAAACAATTTTCAGGAGTTCACATGGCTAACGAAACAAAAACTATCGATGCCAAAGCAGTAGAAGGTATTGATGCTAATGGTGACGGACACATCTCTGCAGAAGAGATGGCGATGCATTTGGAATTTAAAAGAAAAGAATTGGAAGATAAAGACGCACAAAGAGATGCTATTAGGAAAATGGCATGGTTCTCCCTTATTGGATTGCTACTCTATCCTCTTGGTATCTTTGTTACTTCTTGGTTGGGTTTAGATAAAGCTGCAAATCTAATTGCAGATATTGCACCAACCTACTTTGCTTCTATTGCAGTATTAGTATCAGCATTTTTTGGCGCAGACGCATTGGCAAATAAAAAATAGGAAACTAAATGGCACAGTTGATTTATCAAGTGTACGTNGGNAAACGTTCACGACTATATGATTGGTGCACAAAATCAGTTAAAGAATACGCGGAGCGGATTGGTGCTGACTATATTTGTCAAACCCAACCGCTTTTGCGTATTAAACCTGATATATTCACAACAAATAGATCAGTCGAATCATATGAAAAACATGGTGGATTCTTACCAATCTACGAAAAAGAAAACGCGTTTGCGCACTTTGATAAGTATGACCAAATTGCTATTATTGATGCTGACATTTACATTCGCGATACCGCGCCTGATATCTTTTTTGAATTAGAAGCAGAATACGATTTTGGAGCAGTTGTTGAAGCAAGTATGCCAATGACACCAGAATATAGAGCAAAAATTCTTAATTACTCTGCAATGCAATATAGTTCTCTTAAAATAGATTGGGAGTACAACGATCAAACTGGATTTCCATTTATGAATATGGGTCTTATGGTATTGAATAAGAATAACTTTGCTAAATATCTAAATGGTCAAACTCCTTATGATTTTATTATGAGACAAGAATTTAAAATGTTTATTGATGGATTGGGTCCATGGAAATGGTCAACAGATCAAACATTATTAAATTATTGGGTTCGTAAAGAACAAATGAATATTAAAAAAATGGATTGGAAATGGAATGCTCTATATTCAGCTTGCACAAGAATAAAAGAAGCGCATTTTGTTCATTTTTTCCTTAAAGATAAATTGCCTAATCGTGGAGAAAACATAGAACAACTAAGGAAGGATATTCTATGAAACTAAATATTAATGATATTGGTGGTGAAATTGTTAAACAAGATGATCGCTATACGGTAATAGATAATAAGACTCTAAATAATTTAGTCGTAAGTAGCACAGATCTAAAACCAAATAAAAGTACAAGTGGTCACGCGCATGTGGGTCAAGAAGAAGTTTATCAATTTATTAGTGGTAGTGGTAAGATCGAACTAATTGATTTAAATGGTAAACACCATGATCAAGAGGTTTATCCAAACGATCTTGTTTTGATTCCAGATGGTTGGTTTCATAGAGTATATGCTTACGACGATGGGATTTATTTTGTTTGTGTATTTGATGGTAGGAGAACACACTAATGGATAAAAATCTTATGATTGATCCAACTCCGGCTGGTTGGGCTTATGGTTTTCCAAAAGCTTTGCCTAAAAATGCTGTTGGTGGAACTGGTAACGATTTATATATTTTAGCCGATTTTGATTTAACTAAATGGATTGTTGAACAGGGATATCCAGAAGAAAATTTCCAATATTATAAAACATGGGTTGAACCAAAAGATCCAAGGAACCCAGATTATGATCCAGATATTCATGGTGGTGGAGTAGAATCTTTTAAATGAAGAATTTAATTTATCAATTTTGGGAAGGCAATTTAAGTACTGGTAATGCTGCTGGTGTACAGCTTATGGAAGAATACTCAAAAAGAATTGGAGTTGAATATGTCTTCGAACAAAACCCAACTTGGCCAAAAGAAGCCAGAGTTCAAAGAAAAAACTTGGGAAGGTACAACCCTCACTACGGTGCCTTTAAGCCGATCTTTGATTTGTCTTTTGATGATTACGATAATATTTTGTTTTGTGACACTGATGTAGTTCCCGTTGATATTTGTAATAAAAACATTTTTGAAGAATTCGATAAAGAGATTGGTATCTGCGAAGAATGGATGCAACCTAGTTTAAGAACTAAACACAACATGGGTGGTATCAATAACGCTAATGATAATCGTTGGTACGATGTCATTCAAAAAAATTATGGTTTCGAATTGTATCGAGATAGCGTTGGTCGTCCTCGAGTTTTTAATAGTGGTATGGTTCTCTATTCTAAAGAAGGTAGAGAAAAAGCTAGACAGTGCTTTAAAGACTTTAAACAATATTGTGATCTAATGTCTAGATCTGGTCTCCCACCATTTTATCAGGGAGATCAAAACTATTTAAATGCAATGTTGCCTCAATTTGATTGGCAGTTAATGGATTATAAATGGAATAGTCAGATCTTTTTTAGGCCAGACACGAATGGCGATAATAGACCTATAAATGATTATAGGGAACAGCCTTGTTTTGTACACGTTCAACTACGAGGTGCAGATAATTATGATATTAGTAGATTAAGGAAAGTAGTAAATGATTAACGCGAAACTAGATCACTGTAAAACACTAGAAGAGTTTTATATTTCAATTCGTGATCAGCAAGAAGAAGCACATGGAATTGATTATTGTGAACAACACGATGCTTTGATGAAATATGCTTCAGATTGTAAAACATATGCAGAGTTAGGTACTCATCAAGGTGGTACTTTAGCTTGTGCTTTATTAGCTGGGTTTAAATACGTTGAAGCTATTGATGTTGATATGAGTAGATATCGTAAATTTCTTCAACCACTTGCTGAAGAATACGTAAAAGAAAATAAAATTGTTTTTAAAATTAAAGAAATGGATTCGGGTTCTTTAGAGTCTATTGGACCTAGTGTTGATATGTTACTTATTGATTCATATCATAAAGCATATCATATGCAACGTGAATTGAGTGTTCATAGTAAAAGAGTTAATAAGTATATTATTGCGCATGATACTCGTTTACCAAATACTGAACTTGATCAATGTTTAACAGACTTTTGCTTCAATAATCCAGGATGGAAAGTGATTGAACGTGGTGAAGCAAATGTTGGATATATGGTATTGAAAAAAGATGTCTAATATTATTTTACAACACTTTGACGGTGACCTTAGACCATTAGATAAATTGTCTATAGAAAACATTCAAGCATACGCTGAAATGGTTGGTGCTGAATATAGATTAATTACTGGTAAACCATTTAGAAAACATTTAACTTCTCCTTGTCAAAAAGTTTATATGATTGATGAAGAGTTTGATAAATATGACGATGTTTTAATGCTTGATATTGATATGTTTGCGCCGAAAGGTATGACCGAAAATGTCTTTGAGAAAAATGGTATAGGATTATATGGTGATGTTCAAAAAAGACTTCACCAACGAATTGTCTCTCAGTATCCAATGTTAGCTAGTAATGATAAGCCATACTGGGGTGGTGCAATCTATAAAATGGATTTACCGTTAAGACAAAGACTAAGAAAACAACTTGGTGGCAACGAAAATTGGATGAATAATTATAATCAACCATATCATTATGAAGATGAAGGAATTTTTCATACACTTATGGTTTTTGGCTCAATCTATCTTGCAGACAAAGATAAATACTTAGACAATAAATGGTGTCAATGTTCTTTCTTGCCAAATCCTGAAAAAGCTGGTTTTATTCATATTAGGACTAAGGTTACACCACAAGGTCCAAAAAGAGAAAAAATAGAAAACTATCAAGCATTGGTTGATCAAGGAATTTTATAATGAAAACGTTTTACTGGGGTGATGTTCCTCAAAACTTTGGGGATGTACTTACAGCAAATATTTTAAATCATTATGGTATTAAGTTCAAACACACCAATAAACAAGACCAAGCAAATTTCTTTGCAACTGGCTCTATTATAAGGTTAGCACAAAATGGAGCTACTATTCTTGGATCAGGCTGTATTCGTGAAAATGAAGATCTTGATCGATCTAACATTTATCGGTTTGTCAGAGGTCCAATCACTCGCGATCGTATTCTAAAATGTGGTGGTGAGTGTCCTGAGATTTACGGAGACCCCGCTTTATTATTGCCAAGGTTTATCCCACCAGTAGAAAAAAGACATGAGGTAGGATTTATCCCACACTATTCTCATCGGAATAAATATACAAAGGAATTAGCAAAAACAAATGGTTGGCACTATATCGATTTAGTAGATGATAATCCAGTAAATCCGGCACAGGAAATTTCATCTTGTGTAACTATCATGTCAACAAGTTTACATGGGATTATTGCTGCTCATGCCTATGGTATCCCAGCTGCTCATGTAACAACAACGAATACATGTCAACTCTGGGGAGATGGCACGAAGTTTTTAGATTATTATGCATCTGTTGGATTGATACATAAACTATACGGAACAGATAATGCTAGGTTTGAGTTAGGTACACTTCCAGATCTAGATGTTATAGAAGGGATATTCAAAGAATATGTTTAACTATCTAATTGATAAAATCAATGATGCTTCATTTATTGAGGAGCCATTTAGATTTGTTTATTTGGAAAATTTTTTGAGTGATTACCATTTAGATATTATCACTAATAATGCTCAAATTAAGTTTCCAGAATTTCCTTCTGTTGAAGGAATGATCGAATATCTACGTTATCAAGGATATAAACCTCAACCATTTCCTGGTTGCACAACAGACGAACAAGCTTATATTCAATGGGCTAGTACTGGCACTGGCGTAAAACCTTCTCATGCTCATGGTTTGATCGAAGGTTTTGGTATGGCATATCGTATGCAAACTTTTAAAACTCAGTTTATTGAAGACCTTATGACATTTTTGAATTCAAAGGAATTCTTATCTTGTATTCGAGATAAGTTTGGTATTAGTGATAATGTCTATGTAGAAACAGCTATTCAAAAATATTTGACAGGTTATGAAATTAGTCCACATCCAGACATTCGTAAGAAAGCACTTACGTATATGTTAAATATTAACCCAAGGCCTGTTGAAGGATGTGGGACTTACTTTATGAAGTTTAAACCAGAATGGGAACACATCTATGATTTTTGGAAGAGTGAATCTCGAGTAGATCGGTGTTGGGTACCTTGGGATTGGTGCGATACAGTGTTTACACAATTAGAAAATAACTCTATTACTATCTTTGCTCCTGGCGATAAATCTTTGCACGCAGTAAAATTAAATTACGACCATTTAAAAACTCAGAGGACTCAAGTATACGGAAACTTATGGTGGAACAATAAGCCAAAAGTTGCTCCTCTTACTTGGCAGCAATTTGCACAATGAAAGCATTTATAATTAGAATAAAAGATGATATAGCATCTGAAAAAGCGGCAAAAGCTTTAGTGGAATCATGCCCAGATAAGCATATTGAATTTAGAATGTTCGATGCTATTACTCCAAACTTAGTTGATATTGTTATGAGTCATGTAAATCTTAAATGGAACTACCCATGGACTGGAAATCAAATGGATTTTCGATCTGGATTACTTAAAAGTGCGTATCCAACAGCTGTGCCAAATAAAAGAATTGGATGTTTTTTATCCCATTACAAGTTATGGCAGTCTTGTGTTGCGTATGATGAGCCTATTATTATTCATGAGCATGATGCTTTTTATTTAGATAAATTACCAGTAAAAGATTTACGCAAATCTCGATACGATATTATTGGATTTAATAGTCCTTTTGGTGCAACTAGAAGATCTTCGGATTATCATGATGTTGTTATTAATTCAACAGATGATGATTGTGGTGTAGTAAGAGCTCCAAAGATTGATGCAGATAATATCCCACAAGGTATTGCTGGTAATTCAAGCTATTATATTAAACCAAAGGGTGCACAAAAGTTGATAGATCTTGCGATATATTATGGCGCATGGCCTAATGACGCATTGATGTGTAGACAACTTATAAGTACTCTTGGACAAACAAAAAAATATTATGCAACGACACAAAATTTAGAGAGCACTACTTCATTATGAGAGCATTTGTAATTACTATTGAAGATATTCCAGAATCTGTACAATCAGCTAACTTATGTATTTCTTCTGCTAAACGTAGAGGTGTTGAAGTTAATAAATGGAAAGCTGTTACGCCAAGAAATACTAATGTGATGGCGGCTGCTAAAAGTCTTGATATTCCATTATCGCATTTTACTGAAAAATATAGCAGATATCCTCAAGTAATTGCAGCGTTTTTATCGCACTATGGATTATGGAAATATTCTTTTGAGAATAAAGAATCAGTACTCATTTTAGAACATGACGCTTGGTTTGTAGATGGCTTACCAGATGAAAGATTAATGGGTAATATTGTAAACCTTGGTAAACCATCTTATGGTAAATATGCAACACCAGCATGGATTGGTGAACGTCCACTCTTTTCAAAAGACTATTTGCCCGGTGCCCATGCGTATAAAGTAACACCAAAGGGCGCAGAAATACTAATGTATAGAGCTACTATTGATGCTGGTCCAACAGATCTTTTTATACATAAACAAAGATTTCAAAATTTAATTACTGAATATTATCCATGGCCAATTGAAGCTAGAGATAATTTTACAACTATTCAAAATCCTAATGGCTGCGGTGCGAAACATAATTATGACGAAAACTACAAAATCATATAATACAGCATTTTTAACTGGTTGTGATGAAAAAACTGAATGGCAACTTCCATGGTTTGTTGAAAACTATAAGAAGTATAATGATACTCCTTTAGTGTTTGCTGACTTTGGAGTAAAAAACTTAGATTTTGTAAGAGAACATTTTCATGCTATTTTAGATCTTACTCAATTAACTGAAGCTGGTTGGTTTAAAAAACCTAAAGCAATGCTACATTGCCCATCAATAAAAACTGTTTGGCTAGATACTGATATCGAAGTATTAGATAATATTTCTAATATTTTTGATTTATTAGTACCAAATAAGCTAAATATGTGTGAAGATAAACCATGGAGTCGTAGGAGACATGAGTGTTGGTATAATTCTGGTGTTGTTGGTTTTATTAATAAACCAAAAATCTTACATTGGTGGGCTCAAGAAGTATTTCAACATCCACGGGTTGGCGACCAAGAAGTACTTCACGGTATGCTAGATCCACTTAGTCAACTCACATATATAAATCCATTACCACAAGAATATAATTGGCTCAGATTGCAATTGCTTGATGGGTTTGATAGTGATAAAAAGAAATTAATGCATTGGACTGGCGGCAAAGGTAATGACGTCATTAGGGAGAAAATGGGTGCCTAGAGTAGTTCATATTATTGGAAATGGAGATAATGCTAGTCTTTTCTTAAGAGAAGAAAGAAAAGGTCTTAAAATTGCATGTAACCAAACGCCATTTCCAATTGAAGATAAATTTGCAACAGCAATGGTTGACTTTAAATTTATGGCAGCAATGATGAGAGGATCTGTAAAAGTTGATGGTAAATGGATTTGTGGATTTAGACCTAAAAAGTTTNTAGAAGATCATCCAATGTATCATATGAAAGTTGCATCTCAAATAAAAGAATTTTATGATGTTCTTCCAAAATATGCTATTCCTCCNGGTGGTAATGTTGGTGTTGGATTTACAAACTTTAATTGTGGTCATGTAGCAACACACTATGCCTGCAATAGAATTAAACCTGATATAGTTCATATGTATGGGTTTGACTCTATTTTTGATTTTAATATGAGAAGTTTTTCTGATTTAGTATTAGCATCCGATCGAGGTAATACAAATAATAATAGATTAGCTGGATTTTGGAGACCAATTTGGACAAGTATGTGGAATGAATTTCCTAATACACAATTTATTCTTCATCACACGCATAATAAATTTAAAGTATTACATGGTGATAATGTATCTTGTAAGGTATATTCACCACTCAAAGAGTCTGAAAAAATCAATTTTGATAAAAATGGCCTGCCAAAAATGGACAATATTACTGAAGCTTAGTGCATAAAAGTGTTTACAAACCGATTTAATTAGTGTATAATAATACTATCAAATCGGAGAACAACATGATTCTATTAGATATTCTTGGTGGAAAAAAGTCAGAAAGAGGTATCTGCGAAGACGCTTTTTGGTTTGCATTAAAAACTCTTATGCCAAATAAGAAACGGCTTGATGTTGAAATCATGCTTACAAATATTCCAGATGATGCTGATGGCTATCATTTGTGTACCGATAAATATACTCATACAATTGAAATCCAAAAAGGTCAAAATCTTGATGACCTTTTGACTTGTCTATTTCATGAAATGGTTCATGTTAGACAGGCTGAACGAGGTCAATTAATTGATTCAGGTTTTACAAAGACTTGGGAAGGAACTGATTACATTTCTATATTTTCTACAATTGATGAATATAGAAACCTTCCATGGGAAGCAGAGGCATACCGTCTACAAGAGGAGCTTTTAGTAAAATGGAAAAAGAATACCAAGTAGAAACTATTGTAACACAAGAAGATCTTATGAAACGCACTATTGCTGATATGCAATATGAAATTCATACGCTTCAAGTTAAACTAAAAAATACAATTGAAGAAAGAGATGCATACAAGTTACAACTTGATCAACTATGCAGACTAACTTATTGATTTCTTTCAAATAAAAAAAATGCAAATTAAGTGCATTTTTTCCTTTACATCATTGAATAATTGTTGTATAATATACTTATAAAATGAAATGAGGAAATGATTATGACACCAATTATTCCAACTATGGATTATCTTTATGAGTTTGATGGGTTTGCATATCATAACGAAAATGGTAAACATGTGTTAACCCACCATGAAACAATGCAAACATTTGAATTAAAGTATACGTTTGGTACTGATAAAATCCCAACGTATGAAGAATTTCAAGAAGTGGTTGACCTATGGAAGGTTTAACTCTTATCCTTGAAACCGTCTGGGCCCAAGATCCACTAGCGATAGTGTTATTTCTCCTCATTTTATTAGCTACGCTAGTGGTTCTTTGGGTTCTTATGATGTTGAGAGTGTGGATTGTCATAATACTTTTAGTAATATTTTTTCTTTTAATGTAAAAAAAGATAAATTATTTCACATTTACCTGTTTACAAACACTAAAAAGTATGGTATAATCTTACTATAAAATGAAATGAGGAGAATACATAATGTCAAATATCGTAATTACAAAGAATTCAACTAAAGAAGAACGTCTAGCTGTTATCAAAGCAGTGGCTGAAAAGATTGCTAAACGTAAAGCTTTTCAGGCTAGAATGGCTGCTGGTGCAGCACGTGTACGTAAGTGGACTGATGAGGTAGAAGCTCCTCGTCGTAAATCTAAAGAAGATGCATTTAATGCTATGATTGATAAAATGGATGAAAACCATAACCATTATCAAGATGGTGCTAAGTATCTTGCTGAGCATTACGGCGATCGTGCTGCTGACCAAAGATCATATGAAGCTGATTGGAACTAAAATGAAAAAATTGGATGACGATGTAACTCTAATTAAAACCAAGGGATATGTTTATTATCTCAAATGGGTTGCAACATTTGTCATTCTATTTGCAGTAGCATGCCGGTCTGTCGAAGAGATCCCAAAAATTTATGATATTGTGCTATCGTGGATCGGGACCGGCATGTGGTTGATAGTCTCTATTGCTTGGAAAGATAGAGCATTGATTCTACTCAACTCAGTTATTTCGTTTATGTTATTTGTAGCTATATTAAGGTGGATATTTTGAGCACACCAGCTTGGAAAAAGCGTGCACGTCAAGAATTGCATGCTAAAAATAAAGTTGAAAAGAAGTATAATAAATTATTAGCTTCTGTTAAAGCCACAATTAAGGAGTCTAAAGACTATGAACCGATGCAGACGTATCAACGGACTACAAAAACGTATCCAAGCCTCACGACGTCGGACTCAATTCGTGGCATCGCAGCAAAGAAAGATGCAAACGTCTACTCCGGAGACTATATCACCGGAATTGCGACTATGCACAAATCCAATCTCGTACCGGTCGGTAGAGGGTGTGATCCAGAAATATACGCAAAAATGAGGCGTTAACGTATCTGCCCTTAGCTCAGCTGGATAGAGCAACAGCCTTCTAAGCTGTGGGTCGGGGGTTCGAATCCCTCAGGGCAGGCCAATTTTGACGGAGTGTAGGAAAGTCTGGTTAATCCGCTTGCTTTGGGAGCAAGAAATCGGGAGTTCGAATCTCTCCACTCCGACCAAAATAATTAATTTTTTTGTTTACAAACTCTTTTTTATGGTGTATAATATACATAATGGAAAGATCAATTAAAGAAATTATTAGACAACGTAGAGCGCAAATGCTTATTCATTCGTGCATTTACTATGAATTGGACAATAATATTGTTGATGATTTTACATGGCAAAGGTGGGCAGATGAATTAGCTGATCTTCAGAACAATAATCCTGAAGATTGTAATATTGGATTTTATGATAGAGAATTCAAAGATTGGACCGGAGCTAGTGGAGCTTTTTTACCACTTCGAAGTCCATGGGTAATGGGAAAGGCTTTACAGCTTTTAAAATATAATAATGAGCCCGCGTGATGGAATCGGTAGACATACTGGACTTAAAATCCAGAGCCGCATGGCGTGCCAGTTCGAGTCTGGCCGTGGGTACCAAGATAGGCGAACGAGGGAAAGCCTGGCAATAGTGCTAAACGTACCTCAAAGGAGAAGTCGAGCGAAATAACGCGGTTAAGCCTGTAACGACTTTAAATTTAAGACACAGGTGGGAAATTATAGAGTGCCCTCATTAGAAAGACTCAACTGGGAATGGTCCGTTCGTCCAGGATAAAAATTAAGGAACNCATGGTCTTGCCGACACCATGGTGATAGCGTTTCCTTTCCGCTTAGCNAAAAGTCAAACCTCTGCAGAGGGCGGCTAGTTTCTAATTGGTGCGCAGCTAGGAGCCACACCAATAGATGTAGTAAGACTTGCTACGATCCTAGCTACAAGAAGTCCTGAGCATGACATTACACTAAACTGCTCACCTAATTTTATAAGAGGATATGATATGTTTATTGAAAAATTTATTCAAGATCAAATTCGTGAAGAATTAAGCTTAGGTGTCATTGAGGTTACATTTACTAAAGCTGATGGCTCAGTTCGAGTAATGAAATGCACAATGGAAGAAGGTAAATACCCTAAGCCTGAAGCTGGAAAAGAAAGAAAAGGTAATGACGACATTTGTATTGTATGGGATGTTGATGTTCAAGATTGGCGCACCTTTAGATGGGACCGGGTTCAATCGGTAAGTTGTGAGCTATTCAATAAAGACGGGATGGTCATGCCCGGATGGCCATGGTGACGTTGTAGAGATGGAGATTTTAAAAATGTCAAACTTTAAAGAAATGGTAGATATGATCCAATGGAGAGAATTACGCCACGAAACTCCGTCAAACAATGAAGAAGTTTGGTACTATAATAAGCATATAGGTTATCACAAGGGATATTATAAAGGTGATTCTCAGTTCATGAGCACGTGTGGTACATATACTATTACTAATGAAGTAACCCATTGGCAACCAGACTTTGGNCATAATGTTACAACTGGTCCATACATTACACAAAAAATATAACATTATTCCGAATAAAATTGTTTACATTCATGTTTATCTGTGGTATAATAATTATATTATTTCGATGGAGAGAGAACTATGGGATTAGTTAAACGTAAAAAGAAAACAGTAGTTTCACGTCGTACTGGTATTAATGCAGCACCTATTGAAAAGGGCTTTAAAGCAGTACAGAATTACTTTCAAACTGAATTAACTAAAAAAGATGCTGTTGATCAGCATCGTACATATATTAAAAAGAACTTCTCAAAGAAAGATGCTGAATTTATTTTAGTGCATCCTGATTGGACGTTCTCAAAGTATTATCAAGCGGCTACCTGTTTCTGGTATAATTCAGGTTTACCAATTGATGATGATACAGAGTACTGGAAAGCTGCTCTGGATCGGCATATGGCTGAGCTAATTGAACCTGGCAAAGCTATGTATTATGAAAAGTTGCAAGCACAAACTGACAGCGCATCAAATGTAGTCAGTCTCTCTCCTCAACAACGCTTGCAACGAAAAATCAATTCAACTATTATGACAGATCTTGATGATCTAGAAGATCAGTGGATTGATGGTGAAAAAGCCTCTATTGATGTGTACACTTTATTTAAGGTACATGGGCTGGCTGGTTCTGCTATTAAGCCAGTTCAAACGGTGATTGAAGGATGGTTGCTTGATTATAGCGATGCATACCATAAAAGATGTGAACAAGCGGTTGAAGGGTATTCACACCTTTCACGGCCTGAGCTCAATCGCCGCGTCAAGGAATGNGAAAAGATGTTGGCAGATCTAGATCGAGTACGTGATGCTTCAAAAGCTACGCGTAAAGTTCGTACAATTAAACCAATGTCTATTGATAAACAAGTTTCTAGAGTAAAATATAAGAAAGAAGACAATGACTATAAAATTGTCTCCATTCCACCTGCTCAAATTATTGGCAAATTATCTTTATATGTCTTTAATTGTAAGACACGTAAGATCATGGAGTATATTACTGAAGATCCTAAAGGCTTTCAGATTAAAGGTACATCTATTCAAAACTTTGATCCTGAAAAATCTAGAGCATTTACCTTACGTAAACCAATGGAACAACTTCCTGAAATTATGAAGACTACTCCAGCCAAACGTAGCAAAATACTAAATGCTATTAAGACTAAACCAAGTGTACCTAATGGTAGACTTAATGATGATTCTATCATCCTCATAGCTAAATAGGAGGAAAGCATATGGAAGAAAAAGAAGTACCAATTGAACAACAGTTTCTTACTAAAAGTAAGTTTACAAAACTTATTGAAAGTACAGTGGCTGAATTAAGAATTAGTTACATGGAGGCTATTCTTCATGTATGTGAAAAGCACAACATTGAACCTGAAGATGTAAAGAAATTTGTTTCACACATTATCAAAGACAAGGTTGAAGCTGAGGCAATGAATTTAAACTTTTTGCCTCGTAAAAATACATTAGATAGCGCTTTTGCTGAATAGTGTATATATAATATGCGTACCACAAAAAGTAGTGTACAAACTAATCTATTTGTGGTATAATATTACAGTAAATACAAAAACATACTTTAACATAAGGACAATACGATGTCATTCGAAAATCTAAAACGCAATAAAGATCAAATCTCTAAACTTGTAGCTGCAGCCGAAAAAGTAAATGGTGGCGGTGAAAAGAAATCATATCAAGATGACCGTGTATGGAAACCAACGGTAGATAAAGCAGGTAATGGATATGCAGTCCTACGATTCCTCCCAGCAGCTGAAGGCCAAGAACTTCCATGGGTCCGATATTGGGACCATGGATTCAAAGGACCAACCGGTCTTTGGTATATCGAAAACAGCCTTACATCTATTGGTCAACCTGATCCAGTTGGTGAACTCAACT